AGCCGATGCTGTGCTGCGCTTCGGTGCCGACTGGGGCTTTGCCGTTGACCCGACTGTACTTGTGCGCTGTCACATCGTCGGTCGCACGCTATACATTGATCACGAGGCCTACAGAATAGGTTGCGAGATCATGGACACGCCTAGCCTGTTCCTGACGGTGCCAGACTCCGAGCGCTGGCCCATCGTGGCCGACAGTTCACGGCCTGAAACCATCTCGCACATGCGGCGCAATGGCTTTCCAAAGATCATGCCGGCAGTAAAGGGCCCGCGCTCTGTTGAGGAAGGTATAGAGTGGCTGAAGTCTTTCGATATAGTCGTGCATCCGAGGTGCCGACACACAATCGACGAGCTGACCGCGTACAGCTACAAGATTGACCCGCTCACATCGCAAGTCCTGCCAGTGCTGGAAGATAAAGACAACCACGTTATCGACGCACTGCGGTATGCGTGCGAAGGCGCTAGGCGGGCTCAGATCGGCATGGCCAAGCCGCAGATGGTGCATGCTGTGCCGACTGTCTCCGCTTGGAGATAATCGCTCCAATGTGGTATAAACTGCCCCGATACTTCGGGGCTTTTTTATGGCACGCAGCAAAGCGGAAAAGTGGGCAGCTATTCACAGCGAGGCAATGGCCGAATTCGATGCCATTCAATCGGCTTTGCGCGATGAGCGCATGCAATGCCTTCAAGACCGCCGTTTTTACAGCATCAGCGGTGCGCAATGGGAAGGCCAGCTAGGCGAGCAGTTCGAGAGCAAACCACGCTTTGAGGTGAACAAGATCCACCTGGCCGTTATTCGCATCATCAACGAGTATCGGAACAACCGCATCACGGTCGACTTTGTGCCGAAAGATGGCGACTCAGAATATGACAAGCTGGCAGATACTTGCGACGGGCTTTATCGCGCCGATGAAATGGATTCGTGCGCTGAGGAAGCCTACGACAATGCATTCGAGGAAGCCGTAGGCGGTGGATTCGGTGCATGGCGCTTGCGTACAGTCTATGAAGACGAGGAAGACGAGGACGACGAGAAGCAGCGCATTCGGATTGAACCGATCTTCGACGCTGATTCGTGCGTTTTCTTTGACCTGAACGCAAAGCGCCAGGACAAGGCAGACGCCAAGCGGTGCTATGTGCTAACCGCCATGACGCGCGACGCATACGCTGAAGAATGGGGCGATGATCCTGCCAGCTGGCCAAAGGATGTTTTCCAGCATGAATTTGACTGGCTCACGCCGGATCTGGTTTACGTAGCCGAGTATTACAGGATCGAGGAGACAAGCGAAACCGTCCGCATCTACGAGAAGCTGGACGGTGAAGAAGAACGCTACACCGATGCCGAGCTAGAGGCCGACGAAAACGAGCTGCTTCTGGAACTGCAGGCAACCGGCGCAAAAGAAGTGCGTCAGAAGAAGGTCAAGCGCAAGCGCGTACACAAGTACATTCTGAGCGGCAATGCGGTGCTGGAAGATTGCGGCTACATCGCAGGCAAGCATATTCCGATTGTGCCGATGTACGGCAAGCGCTGGTTCATTGACGGGATCGAACGATGCATGGGCCATGTGCGCCTGGCCAAAGACGCGCAGCGCCTGAAGAACATGCAACTGTCCAAGCTCGGCGAGATCTCCGCGCTTTCGACTGTCGAAAAGCCCATTTTCACGCCTGAGCAGATCGCAGGGCATCAGATGATGTGGGCCGAGGACAACATCAAAAATTTCCCATACCTGCTCATCAACCCGGTAACGGATGCCATGGGCCAGCAGGTAGTCGGCGGGCCAGCCGCTTACACCAAAGCCCCGAACCTGCCGCCGGCAATGGCCGCGCTATTGCAGATCACAGAGCAGGACATGCAAGACCTTCTCGGCAATCAGCAGGGCGCTGACAAGATGGTGTCGAATATCTCCGGCAAAGCGGTGGAGATGATCCAGCAGCGCCTGGATATGCAGACCTACATCTACATGTCCAACATGGCCAAGGCCGTGAAACGTTCAGGTGAGATCTGGCTCAGCATGGCAAAAGACGTATTCGTAGAGCAAGGCCGCAAAATGAAATCAATGGCGGCTAGCGGTGCCATTGAATCGGTGGAACTCATGCGCCCGGTTTTGTCAAAAGATGGCGAGTTGGAATATGAGAACGACTTGAGCGAAGCTGAATTCGATATTGCCGTGGATGTTGGCCCGAGCAGCTCAAGCAAGCGCCAGGCTACAGTTCGCGCACTGACCGGCATGATGCAAGTCACGCAAGACCCGGAAACCATGCAGGTTCTTTCTGCAATGGCCATGATGAACATGGAAGGCGAAGGCTTGAGCGATGTGCAGCAATACTTCCGGGGCAAACTCGTTCGCATGGGCGCTGTGAAGGCTACCGAACAAGAAGCCGAGCAAATGTCAGCCGAGATGCAAGGCCAGCAACCTGACCCGCAGGCCATGTATTTGATGAGCGCGGCCAAGGAAGCAGAAGCCAAAGCCATGAAAGCACAAGCGGATACTGTGCTAACTGTGGCAAAATCCGAACAAACCAGGGCGCAGACAATCGAAACCCTCACGAATGTCGATGCCACGCAGCAAAAAGCCGCAATCGAAACTGCGCAAGCAATCGGCGGCGCTTTGCAGCAGCAACAGAATATGGGCATTCCACCCGGCCTTTAATGGGGTGAGTTTATCAATGGGGAAACTATGTCAGAAACGGCAGAAAACGAGGTAATCGAGCAACCTGAAACCCAATCGCAAATCGAAGTGGAAACCGAAGCAGAAGGCCAAGCGCCTGACGCTGAAGCGACACCAGAAGCGAGCGCGGAAGATGAGTTGATCGTTACTATCGGTGAGGAAGCGCCACCTCAGGAAGAAGAAAAGCCAGCGCCCGAATGGGTACGCGAGCTGCGTAAATCGCACCGAGAGCTACAGAAGCGCAATCGTGAACTCGAAGCTAAGCTAACCCAAGATCAAGCGCCCAAAGCGCCTGAAATTGGCAAGAAGCCCACGCTAGAGGACTTCGACTATGACGCCGAGAAGTTCGAAAACAGTCTCGCCCAATGGTTTGAGCGCAAGCGACAAGCCGACGAGCAAGCTGCCAAGGTGCAGGCCGATATTGAGAAGCAACAGCAGGAGTGGCAAGCCAAGCTGCAAGGCTACGGCAAAGCCAAAGCTGAGCTGAAGGTGAAGGATTACGACGATGCCGAAGGTATCGTTCAGGAGTCTTTCAATACCACGCAGCAAGGCGTTATCTTGCAAGGTGCCGACAATCCGGCTTTGTTGGTTTATGCGCTCGGCAAGAACCCAAAGAAGGCAAAGGAACTTGCTTCAATCAGCGACCCCGTAAAATTCGCTTTTGCGATTGCAAAACTGGAGACTCAGTTGAAAGTAACCAACCGCAAGGCGGCATCTCCGCCAGAGAAAACGGTTCAGGGAACTGGCCGCGTATCTGGAACGGTAGACTCAACCCTAGATCGACTTCGCGCCGAAGCCGAAAAGACGGGCAATTACTCAAAGGTAATGGCCTACAAACGGCAAAAGCGCACTGCCTAAACTAACTTTTTGGAGAACCAATCATGGCAAATGCATTTAGTAAAGAAGAACGCGTAGCGTTCGAAGACATCCTCGAAGGCTTTAATGACGCCCTCGTTCTTTCCCGCAATGTCGCTGTGTACAACACCGACAGCGCAATGATGGAGCGCACGAACAACGTCATTTGGCGTCCCCAGCCCTACGTGGCGCAATCGTTCGACGGTACTGACATGACCTCGAACTTCAAGGACTTTACGCAGCTCAGCGTCCCGGCTACGCTCGGCTTCAACAAGTCTGTGCCATGGGTGCTGACCGCCACCGAGCTGCGCGACACGCTGCAAGAAGGCCGACTGGGTGACTCTGCCAAGCAAAAGCTGGCCAGTGACATCAACGTTGCCATCATGAACGTGGCCGCAAACCAGGGCACGCTGGTGATCAAGCGCACCACCGCTGCTTCTGGCTTTGACGATGTGGCTCAAGCCGAAGCCATCATGAACGAGCAAGGCGTGCAAGGCTTTGATCGCTACATGGCTCTGTCAACCCGCGACTACAACGGCATGGCATCTAACCTGGCTGGGCGTCAAACCCTGCAAGGCAAGCCGCTGACCGCATACGAGAAGGCATACGTCGGCATGGTGGCGTCTTTCGACACCTACAAGCTCGACTACGCTAACCGCCTGACCGCTCGCGCTGGCTTGACTGTGACCGTGAACGGCGCAAACCAGTACTACACCCCGAAGGCAACTTCGACGGCTGGCTCTGGCGAAACCGCGAACGTTGACAACCGCTACCAAAACCTGACCATCGCAGTTGGTTCGGGCACGGTTAAGGTTGGCGATGCGTTCACGATTGCCGGCGTCAATGCTGTGCATCAGATCACCAAGGGCGATACCGGCCAGCTAAAGACCTTCCGTATCACGGCCATCGTGTCGGGTGCCGGCGGTTCTGGCGTGGTTCAAATCTCGCCCCCGATCATCTCCGGCGGTGGTACTACCGATGCTGAACTCCAGTACAAGAACGTGACTGCAACGCCCGCCAACGGCGCGGCTATCACCTTCTTGAACACGGTTTCGGCTGAAGTGAACCCATTCTGGCAGAAGGACGCGCTGGAAATCCTGCCGGGCCGCTATGCTGTGCCGTCTGATGCCGGTGCCGCAGTGATGCGCGCTACCACCGATCAGGGCTTTGAGCTTGTCATGCAAAAGCAGTATGACATCAACACCATGAAGACCAAGTATCGCTTGGATACTTTGTTCGGTGTGGTCAACAAGCAGCCGCAGATGAGCGGGATTATCCTGTTCAACCAGACCTAAGCTCTGGCACAAATGGAGAGGGGCTTCGGCCCCTCTTTTTTGTATCACCTGGAGATCAATATGCCGCTCAAAAAAGGCTACAGCCCAAAGACCGTATCTGCCAACATCAAGCGAGAAATGAAAGCCGGCAAGCCGCAAAAGCAGGCCGTGGCAATCGCTCTGGATGTTGCGCGCAAAGCCAAAAAAGCAGCTACACCGAAGGCCAAGAAATGAAGAACCCGACGATGCTTTATCGTCCCGGCAAGATGATCAAGACCGACACGGGTCTATTTGATTACGTCATTGTCTCGGAAGATGATATTCCGGCGCATATCAAGCTCGGCTGGAGCTTGACCGCTTCGGAGCCGAAAGAATCTGACGATGGCCAGCCAACACGGGCAGAATTGGAAGAAAAGGCCAAAGAGCTTGGAATCAAGTTTGACGGGCGAACTTCTGATGCTAAACTCGCGAGCAACATCAAGGCGGCGCTAAATGGCTTGGACAAAGCGTGACTTTATCACTCAGGCGTTTGAAGAAGCGGGCCTAGGGTCTTATGTCTTCGACTTGACGCCTGAGCAGCTGCAAACTGCGCTGCGCAAGCTCAATGCCATGATGGCCACATGGAATGCAAAAGGCATTCGGCTTGGTTTTCCGCTGCCATCCTCGCCCAATGGCGATGACCTGGATGATTTGGCCACGGTGCCAGATCGGGCAAATGAGGCCATTGTGCTGAATCTTGCAATTCGCATTGCGCCAGGCTTTGGCAAGGCCATGATGCCTGACACCAAGATTGCAGCGCGTGAAGCATATAACGCCATGCTTGCGCACTACACCTACCCAATTGAAATGACCTTCACCGGCACGCTGCCAACTGGCGCAGGTAACAAGCCGATGAACATTGATAGGCCATTCTTCGATCAGCCGGTTTCTCCGCTGACTGTCGGGCCGGATTCGCCAATAGATTTTGAATGAGGCACACATGACGACCATCAATCAACTGTCGGCTGTTGACGCTGTTGTAAGCAGCGATCAGGTGCCGATCTACTCAAGCGCCAATGGCGATGCCCGCAAAGCCAGCATGAGCGTGATTAAGGACTACGTTCTTTCTGACGCTACCGTGGCCGATGACAAGGTGACGCAATACGCAGCGCCAGCGGCTACCGGCTTCACTGTGACGGTGAACAATTCCAGCGATAGCGTGTGGTTGATTCTCACTCCGCTGGCTGGTTATGCTGCTGGCACTATCACGCTGCCTGCTGTGGCTAACTGCGTTGATCGTCAAGAGGTGCTGGTCAACTCCACACAAGCAGTTACAACGCTGACCATCGGAGCCAATGGCGCAACGGTGATTGGCGCACCGACCACACTCGCCGCCAACGCGTTTTTCAGGCTGCGCTTTGATGATGTCCTGAGCACATGGTATCGCGTAGGCTAACTCAACATTGAATAGGTGATTCAAAATGACTGACATTCTCAAATCAGAATACGACCTGCCGGAGCGCTTCGTCGATATGAATGACGGCACGTATGCCCGCAAAGTGGCTACGTCTGTCGTGGGCACCAACGGCACTGAAGCAGGCGTTACGGCCTACGGCTATCTCCGCACCACGAACGAGCCCTCGAGCTGGTTCACCGAGCCGTTTGACACGCTTGACACCACAAACCGCTGGACAACCAAGCTCGCCACTGGCACCGCTGCGGTGGCTTCTGGTGTGCTTGCAATTAGTTCAAGCACTACGGCAAGCGCGTATGGTGGCTTGTCCACACAGCCAACGTTCACACCCAACGGCCTGAACTTCATCGCCTTGGGCTGCACACTCATCATCCCAACGTGGACGCAAGCCAACACCAAGCGATTCTGGGGGTGGGGATCAGTGCCCACCACACCTACCACTGCTGTCCCTGTGACAAACGGCTGTGGCTTCGAGATTGATGACGCTGGTAACTTCCTGGCTGTCGTGTACGAAACTAACGTTCGCACGCAGGCGATCAACATCAACGCAAAGAAAGTCGCAGACGGGTTCCCGTTCTATACGGCCATTGCCCGGCGTGCTGACCGCATTGACTTCTACGTCAACGACACCCTAACGCCTGCCGCGACCATCCTGATTCCGACGCTGGATGTCTCGACGCTGCCCGCCTACCTGATTGCAGTCAATGCTGCTTCTGCTCCAGCTGCTGCGGCTACGATGCAAGTAACGGCCTTCGGGATTGCAGACACCGGCCAGAATGCACAAAGCATCAAAGACCCGACTAACCCGTTCTGGGCTGCTGCTGTCACCAAGCCCTCCACGGCTGTTACGGCTGCTCAATCGGCCCTGGCTGTAGCAATCCATCCGACAAGTGTATTGAACGGCCAGAGCGCCCATGATGCCGTTATTTCTGGCGCTCCGGTGAGACTCGCTGGACGCGCTTTGTCGGCTGCTTATGCGACTGTTGCCACCGGCGACACTGCCGATCTGATGACCACGTTGCAAGGCGTGCTGACGGTTCGCCCTTACACCATCCCCGAGCTTGAGTGGAGCTATGCTTCTGCGGCTGGCGGCGTGGTCAACACGACAGATGTGGTTCTAGGCGCTGCTGCTGGCGCTGGTTTGCGTCGCTACATCGTCAGTATGGGTCTTTCCAACAACAGCGCAACCGCAACGGAAGTGGTGCTGAAGGACGGTGCCACGGTGATCTGGCGCGGGCACTTGCCTGCCAATGCTCCGAACTTGCACATCGACTTCGGAACTCCACTCCGCACCACCGCCAATGCTGCGCTCAACTTCGCGTGTATCACTACGGCGGCTGCGGTTTACGTCAACGCCCAGGGCTATATCGCACCATGACGAAAGACTCGCGCCTTGCTCGGGCTGGCGTTGAAGGCTATAACAAGCCCAAACGCACGCCCAGCCATCCTACAAAGTCTCATGTGGTGGTGGCCAAGGTTGGCGACCAGATCAAGACGATTCGGTTTGGCCAGCAGGGCGTGAGCGGTTCGCCAAAGAAAGAAGGCGAAAGCGCGGCAGACAAGGCTCGGAGGGAGTCTTTCAAGGCTCGGCACTCTGAGAACATTGCCAAGGGCAAGATGAGCGCGGCGTATTGGGCCAACAAGGCGAAATGGTGAAATGACTCAAATTGCAATTCTCAGCGGCATCTACACCGACCAAAACGCAGATGTGCGGGTTTCGTACCCGCGCAACATGATGCCTATTGCGACGCCGAACGGCGTGAGCAATGGCTATTTGCGGCCCGCTGATGGTATTGTGCAGTTTGGCTCTGGCCCCGGTATTGATCGAGGTGGCATCAACTGGAATGGCGTCTGTTATCGCGTCATGGGCACTGATCTGGTACGCATTGATTCGCTCGGCACAGCCACCACGCTAGGCGATGTTGGCGGATCTGGCTTGGTGACTTTCGACTACAGCTTTGACCGGCTGGCCATTGCTTCGGGTGGGCGACTGTATTACTGGGACGGCTCTACACTGACGCAGGTAACCGACCCTGATCTTGGAACGGTGGTTGACTTCTGTTGGGTTGATGGTTATTTCTTCACCACTGATGGAACTTTCCTTGTCGTTACGGAACTGAATGACCCGCTATCGGTCAATCCGCTAAAGTACGGCAGTTCTGAAATTGACCCTGACCCGGTGTTGGGCATCTACAAGCTGCGAAACGAGGTCTATGTACTGAATCGCAACACAATAGAAATCTTCGACAACGTAGGCGGCTCTCTATTCCCATTCCAGCGCATCAATGGCGCGCAGATTCAGAGAGGAGCGGTTGGCACTCATGCAGCGGCGCTTTTCATGGATAACCTGGCGTTTGTTGGCTCAGGCCGCAATGAATCAGTCGGCGTATACCTGGGAGCAAACAGCCAGTCTCAGCATATTTCTACAACCGAGATCGACCGCATCCTTTCAACCTATACGGAAGCGCAACTATCTGCGATCCTAGTCGAATCTCGCTTGCTGGATGGTCAATGGCTGCTATACATCCATCTGCCAGATCGCACGCTCGTTTACAACGGCACCGCTTCGCAGTCGATGCAATCGCAGGTATGGTTTGAACTGGTTACGTCATTGACCGACTCCGGACAATACCAAGCTCGCAACTTTGTCTATTGCTACGATCAATGGCTAGTCGGCAATCCTGCCAGCGCTGTGCATGGCCGCATTGTGGAAAACATCTCTAGCCATTGGGGCGCTGAAGTCGGCTGGGAATTCGGCACTCAGATGCTATACAACGAGGCCAAGGGCGCGATTTTCCATGAGCTGGAACTCGTAGCCCTTCCTGGCCGTGTTGCTTTGAATGATGCCCCGGCAGTGTGGACTAGCTACACGCTGGACGGTGAAACCTGGAGCCAAGATCGGCCCTGCGCTTTGGGCACCATTGGCAACCGTGGAAAGCGCATTCGCTGGCTGCAACAGGGCACGATGCGCCAATGGCGTGCGCAGCGATTCACCGGCCTGAGTGATTGCCATTTGTCGGTTATGCGGCTTGAGGCCACGCTGGAGCCGCTGAATGTATAAATTCCGCAAGCTCACCCGCGATCAGTTGGCAAAGTTTCTGCCTGACCATGAGTCCATCAAGGTCTTCGAGCAGATCACGGCCAACTCTGGCGAGCTTTTGCCTGACCAGATAGATCAGCTTGCACTTGATACCGGAATTGCGCAAGCTAACGCCACATCGGCACTGGATTCTCTGCAACGCATCGCGCAGGCTTTGGAATTACTGGCCACAGCGCCACCAGAAGCCCGCACAAGCGACGATGCGGCATTTCTGATGCCTCCGCTTCAACCTGAGAAGCGCAAGCGCTACGGCACGTTTTACGACACCACAACGCAGGTGCCGGCTGCAATCAACACAGCCTATCCGATCACGTTCAATAGCACCGATCTGAGCTTTGGCGTTTACCGTGGCGCAACCACATCGCGGATCTACGTTGATGAGCCTGGGGTGTATGACTTTCAGTTCTCGGCGCAGCTGGACAACACCAGCGGCGGGAGCCACCTAATCTACATTTGGGCTAGAGTGAACGGCGTTAATGTGGCGAACTCAGCCAGCCAAGTCCGGCTCAAAGGTACTGATGGTGAGCTAGTGGCCGCTTGGAACTTTGTATTGCAAATGAAGGATGGAGACTATTTCGAGCTGGTCTACTCTGCTTCAGATACATCGGTGCAGATCCTATCGCAGGCCGCAGTCGCCCCGGTTCCAGCCATTCCGTCAATCATCTTGACCGTGACAAACAATATCTCGTGAGGCAAACATGACCGTTACCGTAGTCAACATCATTCCGCGCAAGCAGGCCGAAAACGCGCAAACCGCTCAATATACGGCTGTGAACTGCAAAACAATCATTGACAAGTTCACGGTGACAAACACCAATGCCAGCACTGTGCAGTTCAGCGTGAACCTAGTTGCTTCTGGTGGTAGCGCCAGCGCAAGCAACCGCGTATTGAGCCTGAAAAGCATCACGCCAAACGAAACCTACAACTGCCCCGAGGTGGTTGGGCAGACGCTGGAATCCGGCGGGTTCATTTCTACATTGGCTGGCGCTGCTTCCGCGCTTACAATCAGCGCATCCGGGCGGGAGATCACTTGATGAGCATTCATACAGATGCTATTCGCAAGAATCTTACAGAAGTCTTTGCCATGCCGGCAGAGGCCAGCGAATGGCTTTGTATGCTCTTTGATGCCATTCAAGTGCTTGATGATGTTGCAGATGGTGACGAAGTAGAACGATCTGCGCTCGATGCGGTGACATGGAATCTGTTGGTTGCCATGCCGCAGAATGCTTTTTTCCGCTTGCACGCGGCATCATTGTTGCCAGTGGTTGCAACTCAGATTCTCAAATGGCAAGCATCTGATGAAGTAGAGCGCAAAGGCAAAGCCGATGCAATGTCATTTGCATGGCGAGCTGGCTTTTATGATGTGGTTTTGTGTGCAGTCAATCTAGTGCATGGGCCGAATGCTGCTATTGCCGCAGCGCCTTCTGTAATGCGACTGTACGGCGAGAATTTTCAAGAATACATGAAGGAGT